TTTAAATTGATTACCAGTACCAGTCATTTCTTGAGTTAGACCATATTCTGTAACTAAATCAAATTCTAATTCGTAATTAGTATCATTTAAATCTGTAGGATATAATGTTATTTTATAGTTGTTACCATCTACATCAAAATTAGTAGTCATATAACCAATATTATCTTCCTTCCAATTTAAATCTTGCTTAGTTGATAAAGTACCTTTACTAAACTTAACTTTAGCTTGTTGTATTTTTGATTTTACATCAACTTGATCTAACATGTTTTTAACAGCTTGTACATTTTGTATTGCATCATCAGCAAAATAAAAGTCGTTATAACCTTGCTCAGCTTTATCTAAAACCCAAAGCGCTTTTGCTTCTGAAGTACTATTACCAAGACCTGTTATATTATTTATAGGTATATTTAAACCATTTTCTTTTAAAAATTTTTGTATTGCAACAGCAGACTCAGCAGGTCTAGCTGTTAATATAAACATATCTTTAGTACCAAACTTGCTAGCAAGTTTTTTAGCTTTGTTTAAAAGTGGTGCTGGCTTACCATCTATAACCTTGTTAAACTCTGAAAAATCAAATTTATACCCTTTACCTAATAAATCTTCATATGTAGCAGCATATTGCTCTGCGTTTAGTTTACCTTGTGTACCATCAGGTCTAGTAAAACGTATCATAGATTTAGTAGTAGCTAGCGTGTCATCAAAATCTAATATAGTTATACCCTTTGTTTTTTTAGTAGTAGAATAAGCTGATTGTATGACGTTATCAATAACTTGATTACTTTGTTTTCTTGCTTTTTGTTCTAACTCAGGTGTTAACGTTATATTTTTATCATTTATTAAATCTTGTATTATGTTATCATATCTTTGAAAACCACCTTTGGTTTTTGGTAACTTATTTTCTATATAATTAGGTAAAACATGTACAAAAGACTTTTCAAACAAAGCTTCTACATCCGATAAATCTTTAATATCGTTAATATAATCTATTAAAGTATTTACAGTTTTATTAACACTAACTTCATGCTCTAGTGTTAAATCTTTGTTTTTTAAAGTAGAGTTTTCTTTTAATGTTATACCCATTTTAGATGCTTTTCTAATAGCACCTCTTTGATCATAAGCTATAAGATGAATCATAGCTATTTTTTCGCCTTTAGTTAAATTAGGGTTTTGTATTAAATCAAGTATAAAACTTCTTGCTTCATCTGCTTGTTTGTTTACTTTTTTAACTAATTCTTTATTATTACGAGCGTTTGCTTTTATATTTTCTACATCTTCATATAGCTCTATTATATTGCCGTTTTTATCAGCTATCGCTTGACCTAATTTAACATTTACTAGTTTAAATTCATCTTCAAATTTACCTTTACCTGTTTTAGGGTCTATTTGTATTTTATCTAAAACTTCAGTTTTTAAAACTTCGTTACTAAAACCACCCATAACACCACTAGCAGATCTACTAGATCTAAAAACATTTTTTATAAAAGTTTTTACAGTATTTAAATCGGCATTATCTAACAACTTTACAAAAGCTTTATGACCTATATCTCTTATTTCTGGTAAATTAGTTTTCTTTACATCATCAATGATAGCATCAATATCTAACACGTCTGTAAAAGGTATATCTGATATTCTAGTATCTCTTAAATCTATATTTAAATCAAAAACTTCTCTTAGCTCTGTTAAAATAGTTTCTGTATAGTTATCATTATCTTTTTTTGCTTGATTTATTTTTTTATCTAAAACAGTTAAAAATTTATTTTTTGCTTGTAAGTTAGTTAACTTTTTAATTTTAATACTATTATTTATAGTATTATAATCTTTTGAACTAACACTAAATACAAGATCTTGATCTCTACCTATAGTAGCAGCTAAAGTTTGTAAGTCGTCTTCTGCTAAAGTTTCACCTCTTAATTCTGCAAAATCTAATCTTTTCTGTGCTACTTCAGGATCTTTAGCAACTTGCATAGTAGCATCCATACTTAAAGCTCCTGATAAATATTTTGATAAACCATCTTTTCTAGTACCTTTTAAACCAGATCTAGCACCAGTAACAGGATTAATAGCAGGTTGATCAAAAAACGCTATAAACTGATCTTCACTTGGCATAACTTTTTTATAAAGATTTACTGCTTGACCTTTTTTTATTCTGTTTATATCTGAAGGTGGCAATAAGTTTTGATTAACAGCAGATTCTACTTCTTCAATACTAGTTAATTGTTTTACAAACTTAGTAAATACTCTTTTGTCGTTTGAAACTTCTCTTTCTAATTGCACTAAATCAGATGTAAATAAAGCTTCTATTATTGGTTCTCTAAATTTTCTTAAATTAGATATATATTGTTTTGTACCTAAAAAGTTTTTAATATCTTTAAATATATAAGTATTAGCTTCGTTTCTAAGTTGTATTTGTATTTTTCTAACAGGTTTACCTGTTTCATAAGCTCTAATTAAAGCTTTTTTAGATGTATCTAAAACTCTATTATAAAGTTCACTACCAGTTTCAATACCAATAGCTCTTCTTAATTTAGAATATTTAGGTTGATTTTGTTTATTTTTTTCAGCACGTTTTTTAGCTCTGCCAATAAATGATAAATCTTCTTCTTCAAACTGCTGCATAGCTATATCTGTTTCTGCTGCAACTTGTACTTTTACTTCACCTTCTTTTGTTCTATCATCAACATCTCTAGCTGTTTTTTCTTGCTCTTTTTTTGCATATATTTTTTTATAAATATCACCTGCTCTAAAATTTATTCTAGGGCCTAAATAACCACCAAAATCATTGTTTTGTTCAGGATTAAAACCTCTTATATCTGGTATTAATTGATTAAATACGTCATTTATAAATCCCTCTGGTACTGGTCTAACTTTGTATTTAGAAGCTATTAAGTTATCTATAGTACCATCACGTTTCATCTCATTTATAGCTTGATCAGCACCTTTTTCATTCCAAAGATCTTTACCACCTTTCACGTTATATGTTAAACCTATTTCTGTAACTCTTTCTTCAACTTGTTTTATTTCAGCAGGTGACATAGAAAAAGCAATATCTTCTCCTTTTGCTTCACCTTTTGTAGCTTTAATAACACCGCTACTTAAAGCGCCTTTATGTATACTTTTATTATAATCTTTTAAAAAGTTATACATACCTTGAGCACTATCAAAGTTTACTTTAGCAATACCTATATTAGCAAATAACCTTCTAAATACATCACGAAGTTGATCAAATATATTATCATTAAAAGTTATATCCCCACTAGCAATAGCATCTGAAGCTATTGTTAATATTTCATCAGGTTCTTTAGCTAAATATTCATCTGTATAAACATCTCTATTATCATCTATTCTTTGTTGTATAGCCTTATTGTTTTCAACACCTATAAACTTTCTAAAATCGTTTATAACGCTTTGTTTTATTTTTTTACCGCTAGCTTTTATTATACCATGTAAAAGTTCATGATTAGCAACGTTAGCGCCTTCTATACCTTTAGTTCTAGCTACTTTTTTGTTTATTACTATAGTTTTATTTTTATAATCTATAAAACCATTAGATTTAGCAGCTTTATCACCGTACTTATTTTTAATTTGATTAACATCCATAGTGTCATCAACTTCTAAACCATAAAGTTTACTATGTTTTTTAGCAAAATCCATATTAACTTCAAAGTTTTTATCAGCAATATTATCTCTAACTTGTTCAGCTGTCTTTTTTCTAGCTCTTACATCTTTTGTTCTACGATCAACACCTGAATATTTATTTATAATATCATCTATTTTTGTTTGTATATCTTGTAGTTTAGTGTCAGCGTCTAAAACTTTAAATATACCTGTTTTTTTAGTATCAGCCTCTGCTTTTGCTCTTTGTTTTTCTAAGTCAACTAAATCTTTTCTATCTTTTGTATCACTAACTCTTTCATCTATTTGAGATTCTAATATAGCATTGTTTATTTTATTATTTACAGTGTTTTCAAAATCAGGATTATTTGTTACTTTTATATTTATTTTTGACAACTCTTCTGGTGTTGCTGTATCTAAAACTTTATTAACTTGTTTTAAAGTAGCTTTTTCATTATTTATTTCATAAGAACCTTGTGAAATAACAGCTCCACCTATATCTATGGGTGCTTGTAAACCTAGTTGACCTAATATTTCTAAACCTACATCAGAACTTTTTATTTCTTCACCTATAAGAGCACTACTTATAGCTTCACCACCACCTCCAATAGCCGCTTCTCCAACAACAGCTTCAGCAACTGCTCTTCCTTTTTTGCCTTTAGCTAACTGTTTAACTGCCCTATTTTGAATTAATTGTCCACCAAAACCATCTATAGCAGCTATAGTAAGACCTTTTACTAAACCTTTATTTCTAATTTTATTAAATCTTTCTTCATCTTGCACAAGATCAATTAACTCTTCTTCTGTAGGTATTCTACCATCAAACTCTTCTTTTATTAATTCACCTATTTTACTTGTTGTTTCTACAAAGCCACCTAAAGTACTCATAGTACCTCTCAAGCCAGCGGCTATACGAAGCGGTATATTTATTCCACCAAACTTACTAGCACCTGCGCCTGCAGTAATAGAAGCAGCCCTTATTTTAGGATCAGCCATAAACGCATTGTACTGCCCAACAGCTGAAGTAATTGCAACTTCTGCACCAACTTGTGGGTTTTCTAATGTTGCTTTAAAAAAACCATATACAGGATTACTAGATTCATCTATAGTTTTAGTCCATTGCTCTAAACCTTTAGATATACCTTTTCCTTCCTGTAACTGCATTAATTTAATTATATTACTAGCTTTTTCTTCATCTATGTCAGAGCTAAATACTAAATCAGCTATTTCACCAGTAAATTCTTTTGACTGAGCTTTGTCAGCAGATTCTTTTACAAAATTACCTATACTATATGCTACATCATCTATTACTTTACCATAACTATCTGCTTTAAATCTTATCCCTTTTGATCTATCATAATCATAATCAACTTCTTTTAAATAATCAGGTTCACCTCCAAAATTTGAAGAGCCAAAATACATTCTACCACCATCATCATCAACAACAAACTCTCTACCAAATTCATCTTTTTTTAAATCTGATTTTAGTTCTTGTTTTTTTGCACTATCAACCTCTACTTTTACAGCATTAGGATATTTAGCTAAAAAATCATTAAGCCTATGAGGAGCTACGTTATATGTTATTCCTTCAAATGTATATTGTTCCATATTATTGAGCAAACTCGTTATTTACATTAATTTTGTTTATATGTTCTAATAATGCATCTATACCTTGTTCAGGGTCATTAGGTTTCCTTAAATTAAAAGTCTTACCATTAACTTTTATTTTTTCTGAAAAAATAGATATTGGCGAAGATATTTTTAAATTTGGAAACATTTCTTTTAATCTTTCTACAGCTGGCTCTTCTTCAGAGCCTGGGCCAAATAACATTGATATTTTTTCTCTATTTAAATCACTAGGTGGTGGTGTTTGTTTTGATGTATCAACAGTTCCACCTAAAGATTTTATTATTTCTTCAGCTGAATATGTTTTCAGTTTAGAATGATCTCTAGAAACATCACTATTTTTAACTATAACATAATCTCCGTCTGATTGTTTAACAGCACTTTGAAATTGATTCATTGGTATTAAACTTGCTCTTTCATTAAATAAATCTATAATATTTGATCCAAGATTATTATTACTAGGATTTCTTGATTTATATTTACGACTACCATATTCCCAAGCTGCCGAAGCTTTTGACTCTGCCCAATTTAAAAATATTTCTCTAGTTGCGTCTTCATCCGCTAAGTTCATTATAGCACCAGACATAAACATATATCCATTTGATAATTCATCTTTACTTAAACCTTTTTTACCATCTTTATCTTCAACTCCTTTTAAAATACCTTCACCATCTATTTGTCCGTCTGCAGTAGTGCCTAATGCAGATTTTAAGGCATTAAATATATCAACTGAAAGCATACTTCCATCTTTGCCAGGATTTGTAAGTTCATCGTAAAAAGAATTTTCTAAACCACCAAAATTAGCTCTTAAAGACTGTTTTAAGCCACTAGACGTTTCTACAAAAGGTACAAATTGTTTTCTTACTTTATTTTTTTCATAATCTGTATATCCTCCACCAATTTGAGAAGCTGTTTTCTCAACATTGTTTAAAACTTTTGTTAGATCTATTGGTAATTGTGGATTTTTTAAAATAATAGATTTTTCTATATCACCAGCTCTTATAACAATAGGTTTACCATCAGCTCCTAAAACTTTTTGACTAGACTTTCTAGGCCCTATTACGGGTGCATCTTTAGGCTCTTTATCTATAAGTATACTAGGATCTTTCATTAAAGTGTACATTATTTCTCCTGTTAAAGGATCTTCTGTTGCTGCAAAATAATTTCCTTGTTTAGTGTTTTTCTTTTCAGTACCAGTTGCAGCAATAGCATTTAACAACTCCATACCATTTGCACCCATCGCTTGTTCATCTATATTTCCAGAAGCTAAAGCATTTATAATAAATTTTCTTTCAGCGCCAAACATTTCTACTTGAGCATATAAATCATCTCTTTCTTTATTTATTTTAATCCTTTCTTTTAAACTGCTAGCTTTGTTTAATCTCTGTTTAATATCTTGTAATTTATCTACATAAAACTCACCATCTTCATCAGACATTGGTATTGCTTCAAGAGCAGCATCTCTTTTAATATTATATATAGAGTTTTCAACTGCTTCTAAACCAATATCTCCTGTAAGTTTAGCTATTTCTTTCCAACTTTCTGTAACAGACTGCATTGTTTCACCATATGTTCGTGAAACATCTTCAAATATTGTTTGATAACTTTTTGGAGATGTAGCAAGACCTGCTCTAGTTGCTGCCGTTACTAATGTTGCATCTGATTTTCCTGTTAAATTTATTGCCATATTTTCTTGTTAAATTTTACTATTATCATGGTGTTGGTAAATAAGGCATAGCTAATTGAGCACCTACGCTTAATAACGTGCCAAACATCTGAGCTCCTTGAGCCGCTTGTTGTCCATACATGTTTGCTTGCATACCTAATCCAGACATTTGATTTGCCATAGCTTGTTGTTCTGCTTGATTTGAACCTGCTAATAAACCATATTCCATACCAAGTAATGTACCTTCTCTACCAAACTCAGCAGCTTGTAAAGCAGCTTCACCTTGTCTTTGTAATACATCTGCTTTAAAACCACCTTGAGCAATTAAGTTTTCTCGTGATATACCTAAGGCTTGAGCTCTTTGTGCACCTGCAATTTGCATTTGTTGAACTTGTGCTTCACCAGCTCTTTCAGCTTGTTGTATTGCCATAGCACCTTGTGCAGATAATCTTTGATTTTGTCTTTCTTGTTGTGCTATATTAGCAGATATTTGTTGTGCTTGTATAGCGCCTTGGTTTGCTAACGATTGAGCTAAAGCGGCTATACCACTACCACCAGCAGCACCTCGTAAAGCAGACAATATATTTGCTCTTTGTTGTGCACCTTGTTCTGCTTGAAACTCAGCAGCCCTCATATCTACAGTTAAGTCTTCATAAGGATTTTCTATACCAGCGTATACGTTTCTCGCGCCGGATGCTAAATTTTCAAAGTTTGTTTGTAACGAAGCGTAAGGATTTTGTACACCTTCAAATGGATTTTGAAAGTCAAAAGCTTCATATTGTTGTCTTTGCTGATCTACAACTTCTTGTTGAGCTCGTTTTTCTGCTTGAAAATACTCAAACTGCTCTTGAGACATTCTATTCATCTCAGCCATCGTTGCCGCTTGTTGTCTTCTTGCTCTTTTACCCATATTATTCTTTGTTTATTAAATATTTAAAACCTTCGTATTTTACTGGTATCATAATCCAGTCTAAACTATCGTGTATGTTAGACATGTGAACGTCGCCACATACTGTAAAAAGTTGCATAACACCGTATTTTTTAGCTTCTTTTTCTACTTTTTGTATTAATAGCTTAATTATATCTCTTCTATCTTTTTCTTTATATTTTGGATTAGATACTAAATAAGTAGCCCAAGCAACAGTACCAGGCTCTACTAAAAATAAAAAATAACAAGCTATAGGTGTGTTATCTTTTTCTATAACAAAACATCGTTCATCTTTTGGCAGAAAAGCTCTAGGTACTGGACCTTGACCATTTCTCCACCACCATTCCCACCATTCACAACACATTTCATAATCACCTTGTTGAAATGATCTAACATTTATATTATCATGCATTTAATTTAATTTAAGTGTAACTATATAGTCACACTTTTTACTATTTATTTACTACTAGGCGCAACTTCAGAGCCAATAGAAAATAATTCAGCTCGAAAATGAGATCTATTACTTATTTTAACTTCAGCATAATAACCTAATAAGCTTACATCATTAACTCTTCTGTCTTTTGTAAACATAACAAAATCTTGTAAACCAGGAGTATTATCAACAGGCTGTTCAATAGTTAAGACGTTACCATTTATACCTATTATTTTACCTATTTTTTTTGGTGCAATAGCAAGTTCGTTTACTTCCATTGAAGTTCCTGAAACAGTTTCAGTTGAAACAAAAAAAGCAATGTCTCCTATTTGTAAAGAATCATTTTGTATTGATGGTGATATTGTTATATCCATATTTTTTTTATTTTAAGAACCTACGTTTACAGCTATAAATCTATCTAAATCTAAATTTATAGTTCTATTAGCTCTTGGTTGTTGTGTTATAGTTACAGACGCTATTATATTTATTTTTCTACAAGTAGTAAATGTTAAAATAGTTCCTTGAGATATGTTAATTTGATCTACTTGAGCTGTAATAGTACCAGCGCTAGAGCTAGCACTTACACTTTGTACTATATTAGCAGATGAATTATCAACATTTAAACCCTTAATAGCAGAACCTTTTCCAACACCATAAGTTCCATTTAAAGCTATTGTAGCAGAACCATCAGAATCTGTACGAACAGTTTTTGTTAAAGTTTCTTCTTGAGCTGAAATACTATTTACCACAAAGTCACAACCTATAGCTTTTTGTATAATATCAGCTCCTTTTGCTTCTATTGTTAATGTTATACCATCTGCAAACGTTTGGGCACTACTTATAGTTAAAGTTTTTGTAACAGTGTCTATTTCTGTTATAGAAGGCTCACCGCTTAAACTACCACTACTAACTTTTGTTATAACCATCCCAACTACTATATCTGTTAAATCATCAACAACTACTGATGTTCCACTAGAAACAGCGCCGTTAACAGTTTCTGTTGTTCTAAATATAAAAAAATTAGCAGTAGGTTGAATGTCTAAATCTAAACCAAAACCATGACTATCATTTTCTACATTTTCTACTGTAAAATTTATATTAATAGTTTCAGAATCTTCAGTTATTGGAGGCGCAACTCTAGTAGAAGTTGGAAAAGTTTTATAATTACTTGTATTATGCGTTACAGGTGTAAATGTTACAGTTGTATCACCAATTTGACTTAAACTAGTAGTAAATATATTTTTACTCCCACTTGTAGTTGACTGTATTTCTGTACTTGAGTTTGGTAGTGAATACAATAATATATTATAATTAGCACTTGTAGAAGCTGGAAATATAATATTTTTTTGAAAGGTTTCACCTTGCATTAACACTTTTAAATTTTTAGTAGTATCAAAACCAACAGTAAACTCGTTAGTATTAAAATTGTAAAACTTAACAGGATCACTATTATCAAAAAGTTGAATGTTAAAAACAGAATTTGGATTAGCGTTAATAGTTAAAGTTCTACTACCTCCTACAGCTTCTAAATCACTAGTATCAATATCAATAGAGTTTACAAAACTAGTTTGCACTTCTTGTGTTCCAACAAGTTGTGGTTGTTGCTGCTGTAAAGTTTGAGTTTGTTCTTGATGATATATATTATGTGGCATAGTTAATATTTATTACTTATTAGTAAGTCGTTGTTGGAGTAGTTGGTGGAGTTTGAGTAGGTTGAATAACAGTTACACCACCTGGAGGAGCACCTGGGCCTTGATTTTGTGCGGCTGGTATAGATATATTACTAATAACACCTAATCCTTGAAAAGAAAAAGCACCAGTATCTAGTTCTCCAGAACTAAATCCTTTTATATGGTTAAACCATTTACCTTCTTTTTCAATAAACTCTTTAACACTACCTCTTTGCTTGTTAGTTGCAATATAATCAACTTTCCAACCCGCTATATTTATTTGATTATCAAATCTTATAGTACCCTCAGCATTAAAATCTGTATTGCTATTATACCTTACTACATTAGCTTGACTACCTTCATAATTTAAAGTGTTAAATATTTTTACTAAAGAAGGCTCTTGATTAAATATAGTTGTAACATGTGAACTTGTTATATGGTTTAAGTTTTGATCATAAAATTGATTTCTATTTTCATTTGAATGGTGTTGATATAACTTACCATTTCTTATAGTAAAATATTGTTTAGACAAACTAAGTCCATTTTCAGGTATAAAAGATTTAAAACTAACCCAACCTTTGTTTTCTTCATTAAACGTTATAGTTCTAGGAGTAAATTCAGCTGAAACCGCACCCATAAAGAAATTATCTAAAGTACCTACAACAGGACCTGTTGGATGTCCAAAAATACCCATGTTTTCTACAAACTCAATAACAAAAGTGTTTGTTAATTCACCAGGATTAATTGTCTCCGCACCAACTTCGTGCACATGGTCATAATATGCAGGAGAACCAGGTATAGTCGTAGCTGGCAAACTAGTAGCGTTAGAAGGGCTGTAAGAACCACCACTACCAGATACAGCATGATAAGTTCTAAAACCTTGACCTTGACTATTAAAATAATAACATTGAATAGCACCAACTGATAAGTTGTGAGAAAACCTAATATTAAATCTATCTCCAACATATGTTTCTTGATTAATATATTGTTCTATTCTCATAGTGTTTGAAGCTCCATTTAATACTATTTTACCATCTTCAAATAAAATAGGTATTGGAAGTTGTGAAGCGTCAAAGCCAGTAAACTCCCAAGCATCAGCATAACCACCAGTTATTATACTGCTTTGATCAAAAAGATATATATCTTTAACGTTAGCAGTTAATGGATCTGAATCTAAGCCGCTTATTGATATAACATTACCATCAGCATTTACCTCTGCCGCTGTAGGCCAATTATAACCACTAAGAGTGTCATATGTTTCAATATCAGCAGTTGAAGAATAATCTACACCATCTTTAGTAATAGTTAATATTGATATATTATGATTATTAGTATCTTGTAATACTTCAAAAATAATTTCATAAACACCGTTTTCTTCAACTAAAATATGCAAACCATTCCAAGCAAAACCTGCTGTATTAGCATATGTTCTTAATTGTAACCTTAGTTTACCGCTTACATAATCACTAACTGTAAATTTAAGTCTATAGTCATCAGAAGTTGGTAATAAAAAATAATCAGTACTTTGATCAACGTCAAACCTTTGTCTAAAATTATTAGCTCTTGTTGCGTTTTCAAACTTAAACATACCGCCTTCTAAATACGCTCTTTTAGGTGTGAAGCTATGTCTTCTGATTTTACTATCGTGTTGTGGATTACTAATAAAAGCATCTCCATCCCAGTTAGTAGCAGTGCCATCTTCAAACTTTTCTGATACGTCAACAAAATTAATAAATTCAACGTCTCCTTTAAAATTCCAAAACCATAACTTAACTTTATCAGTGCCATCAACTATATTTCTACTATCTTGGTGTACTTGAAAAATACCTCTATAAACATCACTAGTAGGACTATCAATTAGTGGTGGTTGATTTGTAACACCCATTAAATCATATCCAGACATAGGGTCTTCATAGTAAGACTGTGTAGGATCTGTTATTCTTAATAATTGAAAATTTCTATTACCACCAACTGCTAAGTTTGCTGCATTTGTACTATTGACATTACCAAAAAAACCATATAGTTCACCTGCTGAAACTGGATCTTGCATGTCTATATTATTATATGAAACAGCTGGGTTTCCATATGTTATTTTACCAGTACCTGCGCCATAACCGTTTGGATCAATCATAGCTTCTATAAAAACAGCATTTGGATAAGAATTATCTAGATTTTTAACAAAAACATCTATCATATACCATTGACCAGCAGCAAGATTAGTTGAGCCTAAATCTTGACTTATATAACTACTTGACGTAGAATCAATACTTACAACATCATTACCAAAGTCATGTGTTGCTTGAGATGTGACATTATGTGTAGTTGTACTTGTTTGTAGAGGTGCTGCTAATCCTAACGCTTGAGCTCCAAGATTTGTTGCTAATATATCAGTGCTTACAGTATTATTCGGAAAACCAGGTGGTTCGTTCCAACTATAAGTAATATTATTAATAATCTCACTACTAGTTTGATTTATTATAGCACTAGTGTCAGTGTTTTCGCCCCAAAAAGCTTTAGCATTTGCAGCTCTTATAATATCTCCTAACTGAGCACCACCAAGAAAAGAGATCCAAGTGCCATTAGGTGCTGTTGCCTGTTTAAAATTACTATTAAAATTTATCCAAGCAGGAACAGCTATTGGTGGAATTGGTGCAACTGCTGAATGTGTTATTTGACCTGGATTATAAGGTTTAGAAAGACTAAATATTTTATCAATTTCAAATTCTTGTAAAAAGAAAACTTGACCTTTATCAATATTGTTGTTATGAGTACCAATTTGAACATTAAGATCTTCAACTACAACTATATCTTTTCCACCAATATTTGAACCATCTAAATAACCAGATGTTTGTTGAAATGGAACTGTTTCGTTTGCGGCATTATAATTAGGACTTTTAAATTTGTAATATATTTCATAATTAAACTCATGTAAACCGTAAATATAACCTCTATCTTGCTGTCCTGAATTTTGTGTAACGGCACTAGATAAAAAATCACTTACAAATCTAACGTAATTATTGTTTGTAACTTTACCTCTAGATTGATGAAAATTATAAGTAGGATTAGCTTGATAACCTACTTTTTTATCATAATCATTAGCTAAACCAAGAGGATTTGAAGCGGTTATATTTCCAGCTGAGCCACTTGTTCCAGGAGTAGTACTATGTGTATTATAAGGATCAACATTGACATCAGTGCCTACATAACCAGCTGTACTTGCGTCAAACAACGAATTAGCGCCAACTGGATATTCAGCATCCATTAATTTAATTTGTATGTTTGCAAAACCTCTTGACGAATAACTAAAAGGCTGATTATTAAAATATTGTTGAGAACCAATACCCTCGCGTAAATAAGTAGTTGTAAGTTTTAATATTTTAAATCTAATCCTTATTTCGTCTCCAGCGAATATTGTAGTATCGTTGGCTCGGTTAAAATATCCAGTTTGACCGCCTTTTCCATAAGGTGTAAAACCTCCACCACTTAAAGCGCCAGGTAAAGAAGGCGCAACGCCAACGTTAATTCCATTTAAAAGACCAACTTGTATATTTTGAGGATCATCAGGCCAATTTTTAACATTACTACTAACGTTTCCATCAGGTCTTTTATTATTAACCACTGAAGAAGAAGCTTCAACAAAACTTCCATCTGCTCCAGGACCAAAATTATTGTTTCCTTGTATTCGTGTTTGTGGAGAAGAGTAGTGTTTACCAGGAAGAACCATACCCTTTTGATTTTCTGTTAAGTTAAACATTGGACCAAGAGGTGGTGGTGTAAAATTAGGATTATTACCAGGAAATAAGTTAGATGAATTACTCCCACTTGATGTGCCACCTATACCAATATATGCAGATATTATACCAGAAGTATATTCATTAGTAAAACCAGGTACAGTAGATCCTGAAAATGAGCTAGTAGTATTAGTGTTTCTTAAGTTATAATAACGATAAAAAGGAGAACAACCTCCATCATGAACTAGAGTTTTTGCCGTAAACGTATTATCGTCATTAGTAAAAGTATTAGTATAATCAGAATCACTAAGAAGAGTAGAGCCAGTGTCCCAAGTCCAATTATGTTTAGGCGCATAGTGCCCATTACCAGTGTCAAATGTTTGACTAAAAACACTAGGATATACTTCGTTATTTGCTGGATTAGTAGGATTTGCAAACCCTTTGTCTTCTCCAACGAAATTTAAACCAGCAAAATTTGGATCAATACTTCCTTGTGTAAAGTCAAAACTTGCAATATTATAATTATTTGAGGTAAATTGAGCCGCTTCTGCAGGCCAACCTTGTTGACCACCAAAAGGAGTGTTCATAGTATTACCAGTATAGCCTGGATAAAAATGCCCCTCAGGTATTGCAGCGTAAAGTCTATAATTTACTTGGCTTGCAAGATCTCTATTGTCTATTGAAGTGTTTTGTCTTAAGTTATCTGGATTACTGTAGGCTTCTGGATATGATAACTCTGCACCTACAGAATTAACACCATTTTCAATAAGATTTGTTGCTGGAGAAATTATATTTGTTAAGTTTTGGCCTTCTTCTATATTAGCATTAGTTAAAATATTTTGAGAAAATTTAGATAATAATGTTAAATTATATTCTTTTTTATACTCATCATAAGTACCTAATAATTCAGTAGGAGCTAATAGATGATCTCTAAACCAGTCTCTCATACCTATGTCTGATATAGGTGTTAAACCGTCCATAGATAATCTTAAAACAGCTCCACGTTGTTTGTCTGTAAAATAAGCTCTATAACTTTCTCTAGCAAAAGATTCTGGATTTTTTGATATACCATAATCACCGACAAAAGGTGTTGCAGTACCTAATACTTTATTAGAAGCGATTAGTTGTGGATTACCATCTGCATTAAATATAGTATCTTTACCTGCTACTATATCTACTATTCTATCTTCACAAAAAGCAACTAATCCAACTCTTCTTTGAAATAACTTTTGTATACTACCATAAGTAGGATTTAAATCTTTTGTTATTTTCTCAGCCATTATAAACTGATTCAAATTATTAACATTAGAATCAGCATTATATATTCCAGAATAAATTAATCCACTAGTTCTATCTTCTTCACTATAACGTGTGTCTATAGTAGAAGAAACAATTGGACCATTACCTAAAAACATTTCATTAAATCCGTCTTTAATTCTATTAGACTCAATACCGTTTCCAAATGTAAAGCAATTATACCAACTTAATCCAAACTTTAAATCTTTACCAATATTAGGATCAATTATAAATCTAGTTTTATATTGAACACCATCTATTTCAATACCATTAGTATTACCTGGATCTGCAGGTTGAGTAGCTAATCTAGCAGTATTATAACTACCATCTTTTTTGTAAAAAACTATTTCAGTATTTGAATAGTTTATCTCATCATTATTATCGTCTTCAAAAAGAAAACCAGGACTTAACTCAAACTCTGTATCACTAATCCAATTAACTAAAGTGTTTTTATATTGATTAAAATCAGAGTTGTATATAAAAGACTTAAAACCTGAAGACTCTACAGTACAACCTATAGGTGCAAAATGATCATTTGTTGTAGATGTTATAGTTGTCGGTATAGCTGGACTAGCTTCATGATATATTTCTAAATCAGTAGTTTCTTTTGGTTCTGTTTCCCATATAATAGGTTTTTGAGAATCTATTTTTAACAAACCACTTGTAGGAGCTACAAACTCAATAACACCATTATTTACAGTATCAATATTTGAGCCATCAACTGGATTGTAAGCATTAGTTCTTATTCTATCTACTTCTATTATATAACAAAGCCTTCTATTATTAGCTCTTCCAAAATCTTTAATTTTATCTGTAAAAGCTGTTAATTTTGCAGCGTCTCCATTTGCACCGTTAGAATCTAAAGTTTCTGCCCATGCTATTCCATTTTCTTCTACACTTGAAAGTGCGTCTATAATATCACCTCCCCATCTATATGAATCAGGATCATTAGAATCATCAGCTCGCAACATAGCTTTCCAAGTTGTATGGTTATATATCTTTTTAACAGATACATTTGTTATATTATAAATAGCACCACTAGTGTCATCTATAAATCTGAACTTACTACCAACATTTATATTGTCAATAAACTCTTGTATTTTACCGTCTTCATCATTTGGAAAACATGGATTCCATTGGTTGTCATGTCTTTCTTTATATCTAATATCATAACCTACAGAATACTTTACGTTAGGACCTGGTGCTTCTTGTCCAATATCATTTGGTTTTATTTTGCTTTTACCTTCCATTGGTAAAGAAAAAAGATCGTTATTGGTTCCAAAAGGAGCTCCATTTTTTGTAGTAAAAACACCACCTCCCCAAATACCTTGAAGAAACTTACCTATAAAACCATTTTCACTAGGATATATTTTTGTAGCGCTGGAACTAAATGTACCTTGGTGCAAATCTATTCCTGGAGCTAAAAATGATAAATGTAAATAATGTTTACCTCTAGCTGTAGGTTTTCCATAAGTGTTATCAAAATAAGCTTCTGTACCATACAAACCTTTACCTTTGTAGGCTCTCCATCTTCTTCTACCGTTTTTAGTAATATGCTCGTTATTTACATTTTGAAGTAAACCTTCTAAACCATTTACAGTTTTAGTAGCGTCATAACCTTCTGGATATTGAACAGTTTGAGTAGCCATATATTGCCATCCATTACGAACAACTGTATCTGTATTTATAGGTCCTAAAACTGAGGAAGGTAAATTTGATGGAAGTGCAGTTGAGCTTTCTAAAACGCCACCATTTGCAAGTTCAGGATATTTTGCTCCAACCCAAATAGGTGGTTCTGGATAATAAGCTTTGTTGGCGTTCCATATTTGCCCAGAGTTTTTAGCATAGTTGTTACTAGATATTTGACCAGCAGCCATATACATATTATCTATAAAAAACCTTCGAGAACCTGTATTGTTTATTAAAAATGTCCACCTGTTTACAGTAGAAGTAACATTATAACCACCATTTTTATCATGAACAGCATTTGAACCTGGCATTGTTCCATTTAAAGAGGTGTTTAACACACCGTCATCATAAGAATTGTAATTAGTAGTAGTTGCTTCATCTGCAAACCAATAAACATCACTACGCCCTATACTTGTAAATTGTTTTAAATTTACTGTTTCAGTGTCAGAAATAATATCGCTATATACTAATTTATCAGAAACTACTTTTGCAAAAAACTTACCAGAAAAAAGCTCTAATCTTCTTTCCCTTCTGCCTTCTATTAATATTACTAAATCATCACTTAAAGTATTACTAAAAGCATCTGTAGCAGAAGCTAATTTAGAGTCTTTTTCAGATATATCTCTATCTAAAAGAAAAACGTAGTTTGCGTTTATTCGTATATTTACAATTTTATACTTATCAGAATACTGTAGTTTTTCACCATTTAAACCCTCGTCTATAAACCAAGAAATATAAAGATCTTTTGGCATTTCTATTCCGTCATCTTGTGTATCACCAATGCCTAAAATAGCACCTTTTTCACCATGCCATTTGCCTTTATCTATAATTAAACGTCTTGGATCAACAGGATTAGCAGGGCTTGCTGACATATAAGAAAACAAACCATTAACAGCGTTGGCACCGCTAGTTGTATTTAAATAATTAGCACTGTTACCTGTGTTATCATTAAGTGGATAAGATCCTTTTTGACCCACAGCACCAAGAGAATAATATTCATATTTAATAAACTCTGGAGCTTCATTTTCTATACTTAATATTTTAAATTTATTTTTATCATTTACTAAAGTTTCTCCATTACCAAGTTTTCTTTTTAATGTTATATAGTCATTTTCAGCAATTTTATTTCTTTCAGAAGAAGGAAATGAAAGCCACATATGATCAGCAGATCCTTTTTGAGATATATCTTCTGGAATAAACGCATTATCCATTATTATATTATAATACTCTCCAGAAGTTTCTTTTACAAAATACTTTATATACTTAGCAAAACTTGGTGGGTCTTCACTTAAAACTACATTTAATTGTTGAGAAACTGTTGATGATAACGAACCTTCTTTATTTCTCCAAGGTATTTTTACAGCACTTTTGTTAGAACTAAAAACAGGTGTTTCTCTACCATGTTTATCTATAAAAACAACACCTAATTGATAATTTCTTTGTGACTTAATAGATGGTAAAGCATAGTTGTCAAAAGAATAACCTTGAGTCTCAAAATCACCATTATAAACTTTATTTACATAAGACTCATAATCTCCAAGGACGTAGCTTTCTCTAGCGTTGTAATCAACTTCAATTTCAGGTATATTTGTTTCTATATTATAATTTTGAGTATAATTACCATATACAATTCTATTACCAGTTATTTCTTGAGCTAAAGCTTTTTTAGGAACATTATCCCAAGGTCTTAATAATTGATTTTCTGGAATAGCTGCTCTTATATTTTCTGTTTCAACAATATATTTTCCTTTAAAACTATCTCCAAATAATATATGTTTTGCTTCAGACGCAGCTCTACCATGTTTAGTAGAAGCTAAATATCCAATATTGTTATCTTGACCAGATCCAATACTATGCCATTCAGTACTTAAATGTTTTATACTAGCTATAGAATAAACAACAGGAGAGTTTTCTTGTTTATATAATATATCTACCTGTACAACGTCTTCTGTTGTTTCTGAAGATATAAAATCAGAAAGTTCTACAGAATAAACAGTATTAACCATAGAAGTATTATAACCTTCTTTTTGATCGTATGCTAAGTCTTTATTTTTTCTAGATTTATGTTCAGGAGAAAAAACAACATCAGTAAAAGGTGCTAAAGCAGAATATTGATTGTCAGAGTATTTGTATCTATAAGAGAACCTAGGAAATATGTTTTCAAATAAAGAGTCTTTAGCCGTACTCACTTCATTACCTTCTAAACCTAAAGTTGGCACATTCATTTTACCATTAGTAGCTTCGTAATTATTTATTTTTACACTTAACTTATTAGAAGGCTTTTTTCTAACAACAACAATATGTTCTTCTCTTAAATCAGTTTTATTATCAAGTGCAAAAAATACATCGTTATATCTAATAGATCTTTCGTTTTGTTCATCAAAATTATCAGTTGCAGTAATAGGATTTATATATATACCAAGACCACTTTCACCATCATTTAAATCTTGATAAAAATAAGTAACTTCTTTTACACCTAAAAATTTACCATCCCTATAATGTCTAACATCAAGTACAGCTCCTTCAGCTACATTTTCACCTATTGCAGCATCTAAATGTTTTTTAACAATATAACCATATCTACCATACCCACCAGAACTTTGTACAGTATTAAAAGTATTATCAGTATCATTTAAATAATGAGTATTTTTTCCAGCCGTTGTATCAAGAGCAGTATCTACAACAGAAAAACCATTAAAGCTACCACTTTCAAAACTAAGTGCTGTATGAGTCCAGTTACCATTAGCGTCTGTAGAAGTTGCCTTTTTTAACTCTTCAATATTTATTTTTCTTGGTTCATTAACTCCGTCTGTCCAGAATAATAAATTATCTATTATATTTATACCAGTTATAATTTTATCAGGGAATTTTAAAACCGCATCTTTTGTATTTACTTTTCTATCTACAATTACGGGTTTTATTGTGGGTGGGTTGCCATTTTTACCTATAGTATATTCTATAACAGCTTCAATATTAACATAACCAGGTGTAGGCTTGTATTGCCTTTTTATAAACCAATATAGTTTATCATTTTTTTCGTCAGCTACAGCGCCAACGCACTTACAATCAGATAATACAACAGGATTACCAGTTATATCTGTGTTATGTAAAGTGTTACCTAGTATATTTTGAACAGTACCTACATCAGAACCTTCAGATGTAGTAACTTGAATATTCATAGCGTCTCTATACTCTCCGTTTGGAATAAGCCTTTCGTCAAGGTCTTTATTCATTCTACCTTTGACAAAATTATTTTTAATTTCTGGCATGTACTAGTGTTTTATTTGTTTAGATTTGCCTCTAAGTATTTGAGTAATTTCTTCTAATTTAATATTTGACAATCTTAATTTAGCTTGTCTAGCAGCTGCTATTTTTTCTTTTTTAAGTCTAGGTATTAATTGCTGTGTATACATATAGCCAGAAGCTATAGCGTGTAATATCCATCTATACATAGCTTCTTCAGCAAATTTATGTACTTTCATCTCTTCATTTGTACCTAGACTATCACTTATATAATCTAATATCACAGTTTTTCCTGAAATATTAGAGCTAAAATGTATTAATCCTTTTAGTTCGTCTATATAAAACGATCCATTAACTTGTGCGTGTTGTGGATCTAAACCATATCTTTCACCTTCGTTAGGCCAATAAACATTATTTTCATAATCTTGGTAATCATTAATATTGTTTTCAGAAGGATTATGAGATTTATAATTTGACCAAGCAGTAGACTCTCCGCCAGACTGTAAGTTAGGTAAAATACCGTCAAAAGTAACACTTACATCATCAATTTTGTTTTGACTAGTATCACTTAAAGTATTAACTTGAGTAGTAAAATCATTAACATGGCTAATAATTATTATGTACGCTTCGTTAATACCACTAACATTCACATTGTTTATAGTTTTAGTAGAAGCTGTTGCTAAACCATCATCAAAAGTTACGAAGCTAGGATTATTATTTTCATCTAATAAATTATAAATAGTTGAAGCCGGTTCGTTAGGCGTAACATATGAATAAGTCGCTGGGTTACCAGCGTTATTAATTCCAGATGTTTGGTTTTGTGGATGAAAAGGATTTAATTTAAATGCAACAAAACTAGTATCACTAAAACTTTGATCATAAACACCTGATGGTTTTTTAGTGCTAATACCAAATTTCAATAAACCAGATCCCTTAACGCCTGTTACTGCTGCAGCAGAAGTACCACTAACAGATAAATCTATTTCGTTAATACCGCTTAAATCAATACGCTGCCAAACACAATATACTTGTGCTGCTTTTGGATTTGGTCCAGGTGCAAAGTCATTCATAGTTTTTGAGCCGTGCGTAAATACTAACTCTCCACCTGTTATTTCTATATTATCAACAGTTAAAACAGCACCTGCGTTAAATGCAGTTCTACCCCAACCATCAGGATTGTTACCTTGTATTAATCCTGAAGAATCTGAAAAGTCAGAGTTTTTTACAAGAGCATTTACTGTAGTATCAAAATCGTAATCTTTATTTTCTTTTTGAAGTATTTTAAAAGGGTTTGAAGTATGTTTTGTTGGGTATATAGGATGTTTTATACCAGCGCCATCAACCCAAGATAGTTTAGTATAATTAACATAGTCGTGTGGTAACATCATTTTTAAAGAAGCTGGTATTTCTATTTCTTGTGCTTTTATAGATTTAAAAGTATCAAAACTTAATTCTGCCAAAGCTCTTTGAGCGTGAAAGCCAACATCTATTTTACTGCATTTACGTATTATCTTTTCATCACCAACATAAACAGTCATAAACTGATTTATAATATCATCTAAAGAAATAAATTGATAATTACCTAAATTTTCGCCTGTGTAATATTCTTGTTGTGTAGTACCTTCTAAGTATGCCATTTATTTATTGTTTTTCTTGTTGTATTGTACCTATTTCTTTTTGCGCTGCTGCTTGAACTACGTTATAGTCTTTTATAGAAAGACCTGATAATTGTAATATTTTTATAACTAAATTAGTTTCTTCAGAAATATGTAATTCAAAATCAGCATGACTACCATTACTTGGGTTATATAAAGCTTTTTCGTCAACAACAACATATGTCCAGCTAACTTTATTAGGTCTTCGTATATATGTAAATTGATTTGCACCAAAAAGAGGAAATACATATATAGAATTATCTTTAACATAATATACAGGTCTGTTTTCTGTAACTCTTGTTAAAGGGCCTTTTTGAGAAGTAAGATAATCTTCATAATTTATTTTTTGTGCTACACTACTAACACCGTTAGCGTCTTGCCTTAACACTTGTGTTATTTTATAAAAATTATTATGATTTTGTAACGGTTCAATATCACTTATACTAACTGGACCTATTTTAAATATAGATAATTTTTCTTCTATTAAATCAGTTGTACTAGAATAACTAGAGCTATTACCAGGTACTCTTTTAAATTGATTTATATCATAAAAATATTGTCTAAAAATATCCATTTGAGCTTGGTTAGCATATAAATTAAACTCTTGCGGTGTTATATAACCTCTTTGCTCTTTATTAGCTAAAGCTAAAACTCTTTGATATACTGTGTCTACACGTACCATAATTTATTTTTAATTTGTAGTTTGCAATCGCCCCGTAGGGCGACTACCACTACAGTTTGATTAATTATTTAATCTTTTTTCTATATTTGCATATATTTCCATACCTTCATCAGTTTTAAACCAATGCGCTAAAGCAGTGTATGGATGCTCGTCAAATGGTACTGTCATTATAGGTCTATCATTAGAACCCCATAAAAAGTTTCTTTGATCTTGAGATAATTTAATAATACCAAGCTCAACAGCTTTAATACCAAAGTTTCTAAGAGTAACATTATCATCAGAAGCTAATTCTAAGAACAAACTAGGATTTGTTCTAGCAAATACTAGTAAATCTCGTTTAAGTTCTTTAGAACTCATTTTAGATACTTCAGAACCTCTCTCTACACGTATAATAGCTTCAGCTAAATCTATATCCATATCTCTAGCTACAACTATTGCGTCAGCTTCTAATTCTAATATTTCTATTTCATCAGCAGCTTGCTTTGCTGGTTCAAACTCTACATACAGTTTGTTTTTATGAGGGTGGTATAAAGATAAAAGTTTTTGTAATGTTGTTTTGTTTCTAGGAACTAATAAAACACCATTTCTAAAAACAATATGTTCTAATCTTTGATCACCTTGCATCTCGTCTACAAATACTGTTTTTTGATTTGAAGTATATTTTAATTCTCTTTCATACCCTTTTTCTTCATCAAAATAATATATATTAGAAGATCTTATAGTATAAGATAAAGGCTTTTTATTACCTTTTATAAAATAAGTTCTATCTTTTATTTCCCAGCCATCATTTGTAGAAGGGTTTTTAGGTTCTACTCTTTTAGGTTTTGTTGCTTCAACAACTTGTGTTTCAACAACAGGTACTTCTACCTCTTGTGTTTTTTGTTTTTTTGCCATAATATAATATATAATAAAATTAATAAAATAAAAGGCCGAGGCCGAAGCCCCGGTCTTTTAAAAATAGTTTACTGCATTAACATAAAGTTGTTAGCACCTTGAGTGATTAAACATCTTTCTGATAAATAGTGAACTTGCATTACGTCTAAACCTGTAGTAGCAGCACCAACTGAACCAGTAGTCCAAGTCTTCATTCTTCTGTCATCAGTTTGTGAAGCTCTATATCTAACATGTAAGAAAGGTCTTTTCATGCTTTGTCCAACAGTTTGATCATAAACCGAAGAAGTACCAGCAGGAATCATGACTCCTCTAATAGGATCAACAGTGTTTCTACTATTTATACTTCCTCTTGTAGCTTGATCATTTAGGTATCTAAAATCAGATTTATAAAAGTCATAAGAACCTCTACGGAATCCAGTAAAACCTAAGTTTAAAGCCATATCTTCAGAGTTGTTAAATACTCCATAAGAAGTACCACCAGCTCCATAAGAGTTTAACGAAGCTAACATATCATCTATAGCTAAGCTAGTTGATCTATTAACAAACATCATATACTCTTCAATAGCACCTTGTTTATCGAACTCAGCAAGTATTGCGTCAAACTCAGCTAAATCAGTAGCAGCGTTAACACCAGTTACACCAGTAGTTACATTACCTCTAGTTTGTATAGCCGCAAATAAACCTTCAGTACCAAAAGCTTCACCAGCGCCATTAACAGTGCCATCAGCTGTAGATTCTGCTGGTACACCTAAAACACCTTCTAACATTGACATTTCAATGTAGTCAGTAAATCTAGCTCTAGTATCACCTTCAGCCTTTAAATACCACAAGTAACCGTTTTGCCCAGATTCACCAGATATTTCTACCCAACCAATAGCAGAAGTGTCAGATCCTGAAATTTCATAGTAATCTTTTAAAATAATAGGTTTATTTGTAAAAGATTTAAAAACAGGTTCTACATTACCAAAACCATCAGTTGAAGATGCAGTACCACCTTGATCATTTGTAGCTTTACCAAATTCAGAACCAAAAACTAATAATGTAGCTGCGTTTGAAGTACCAGTACCAAATGCAGTAGCATCATCAATATTAGCTTGCTCATAAGGTTTACAAGTTACATCGTTATTAGAAACAGCTGTTACTAAACATTTAATAGCTCCTTCTGAAGTAGCTACGATTACCATATCGTTAATTCTAACACCATGCTTGTCTGTAGATACAGAAGTACCATCAATATCATTAGTAATAGAAAAAACTCCAGTTGTATTATTTACAGTACCAGTGTATGATAAATGTAATCTACCTTGCTCAGACCAGACAACTTGATCAGATGTCATAGCCTCTTCAGCCCCAACTTGTGCTAAAAAACCTGAAATAGTTCTCGGTCCGAAAACTTCAGCTTCTTTTTCCATTAGGTCTGGTAAATATTGTTGCGCCCAACCAGCAGTGGCTGTCGCAGTAAAATCAATGTAGTTTGAAGCTAGTGTCGCTTTTTGTGGAGCTGGCACACTATTTAAACTACCTGCGGTCCCAGAATGCCCAGGACCTGGATTTGAAATTGCCATAATTTTGTAATTTTAAATTGTTATTTATTATTTTTAATTTTAAACTTAAAATCAGAAGAATTATCACCTAAAACTCTTACTTTTATTCCACCAGCTTCTATTTGTCCATGAGCTTGTCTTGGATTCATATTAACATTTTTAGATTTAGCAACGCTATTTTTCATAGCATCAGCTTTACCTTGTTCATAAAAGTGTTTTGCAACAGCGTCTGCATTCATTGCTGTAAATAGAGATTTATGATAACCTTTTGCATCTGATAATGAAGAATTTTTATCTAAAAACTTTTTAGTAAAATTATTTATATCGCTTTGAGCTATCTTAATTTCTTCAGCATTATTCACATTAAACCTATATTTTTTATCACCGACATTGTATTCAAAACCTTTGAACTTGTCGTTAAAAACTTGATTAGTTTTTTGTGTAAAAATATCAGAGTTCTTTTTCACTGTTTTTTGTGTTGCTTCTGACTCTTTGTTATATCTATTAAAAAAATCTACAGCTTTCTGTTGTTCTTTTGTAAGTTTACTTCCAGCTTTGATTTCTTCATAGTATTTGGACTTTTGCCCGTCCAAGTGGCTTCTAGCGCTGGCAACTTGCTCTTTAAACGCTAGTTTTTTTCTTTTTATTTCTCTATCGGTATCTTCTTCTTCATCTATATTAAAAGTGTCTTCCATTAAGAAATTTATTTCATCATTAGTTAAATGAGGTTTTGTTTGTTTGTAGTATTCAAAAACAATATCGTTATCATTTAACTTACTGTAATCTTGATTAAGCTTTACATAATCTTGTATATCACCACCTGTTTCTTCCATAAAATCTACAAGTTTTTGTATATTTTCAGGAAGTGGTTTACCTGTTTCTTTAGCTTCAGCTACAGCTTCTTCAACTTTTTCTTCTACTTCATTAACTTCTTCTTCAGTTGAATCTTCAGTTATTTCTTCAAGAACTGGCGTTTCATTTTGAACTTCGTCGGAGCTTTTTTCTCCGGTAGATTCTTCATTTTTCTTTTCGACGTTTTGCTCACGTACTTCTTCGCTAGCTTTGGATTCGTCGCGAACAGGTACCTCATTTGTGCTTTGCTTTCCAGTGGCATCTTCTTCCTTTTTTAGTGGTTTACTTAAATCTACTTTTATAACGCTATCGTCTCCAGCAGAATCAAATTTAGTTTCATCAACTTTTTCAGTTGTTTCTTGTGTAGTCTCTTCAACTACTTTTTCATCTTTTTCTTCCATAATATAATATAATAATAATTAATAAATTTATCTAGGTCCAAACGAGCCTAAATCAAATCCGCCTTTTAGTATATCATTACCGGCAGACTCAAAGTTTTTAGGTGGTTTACCTGTTTTTCTTTGCTCAATCATCTCACTTTGTTGAGTTGCTTGAATTTTTGTTCTTTCATCTTTTCTATCTTCCTTTTCTTTTTCTCTACTTTTCATACCTTCAACTTCCATACCTTTTAACTGCATGTTATATTGAAACTCTATAGCCATAAGTTCTTTTTTAAGGTTAGCTTCTTGTGCTAATTTTTGAGATTCAATTTGTCCTTTAATTTGTTCTAGTTGAGCTTTGCTTTGGGTTAAAGCTTGATTTTTTTGTACTTCAACTTGTGCAGCAGCTTGTGAGGCTTGACTATTAGCTTGAGCTTGCATTTGTATATTTTGTTGTTGTAAAGCTTGATCTGTTTGTTGTTTTTTCTTTCTACGTATTTTTAACATTTGATTAGCTAATTTTATATTACGTATTTCTCTAAGATCAATAGCGTCTTCAAGATTTATACTTTGTTGTTGTAAAGCCATTTGTATATTGTTTTCAAGTATAGCTTTTTCTTCTTCGTCTGGTTGTAATTCTATAAATATACCAAAATCATAAAGATGTAACTCTTTCATTTCACTTAATGTAGCTACGTTATGAGCGCCAATAGCTTGTATAAAAGCATCTGCTGTTGGTGAATATTCTAATATATCAGATATTCTAAGTGATAATGCTTCAGCTGTTTCTGCGGTTAAAAACAAACCAGCTTGCAATATATGCCTTGTAGCTGTATTACTATTTGCTGCTGCTAGCTTTTGAATACCTACTAAAGCATTTTTATCTGGCATGCTACCATCTCTAGCTTCATTTAGCCCGGTTACATCACGTATCATTTGTAAATAGTAATTATAATTAGCAATTAAAGCTTGCATTTTATTACCACCAGAACCAGATGTAATTTCTTGAATAGGTACTTTACCAGGATTTAAATCACCTTCAGAAGTAAATGATCTACCAATTACACTACCTGTTTGGAAGAACATGTTTAAAGCTTCTTGTGGATTATAATTAGTTCCGTTACCTAAATCAACTTCTGCTAAACCATCTGCATCTAAATAAACACCATCTGGAACCATACGAGATAATACTTGTTGTAGCTTTAAATGCGTAAGTTGTATCATATCAGCAAAACCAGTAATACGTTTAACTAAGCTTTCTATTTTACCATCATACATGCGAGGCGCTACAATAGAATAATTCATTTTAACTTTAGTATAATCACTTTTAGGTCTTAGCATATTACTAGCCATTTGCCATCTAAGAAGTTTATTAGTACCTAATATTAAAGCTCCTTCATAAAGAGTTTCTATAGATCTTAATAATTTTGAATAACCACCTTCTTTATTTTCTGGAGGATTAAAATTATCATCTTTAGGTATTATTTTATTAGCACCAGTACCTGTTTCTTTTATTTTGTAAACTTCATTCATATAAGTTTTATAATTAAAATATAAAACTTGTATTTTATTATTATCTTCTTTATCTGAATTATATCTACTTCTATTATTATTTCTGTGATAAGATCTTTTATTCATTATATCTTCTAAATCACTTTCAGTTAAATGTGGAAACTCTTTTGCAAGCTCATTAACTGGTATTGATTTTACTTCTCCAACATAATATATATCTTCAAAATATGGTGAATCTGTATAAGAGTACACAAGATTTGCAGGATCAACATAATTTATAGTAACACCTTCTGAGGTATTAAAAGAAGTTTTAACACAACCAATACCTAAAACAGTTAAATCATGATAAAATCTTTTTTTAGTTAACTCATATTTATTACCTTCAAACAAAACTTTTAAAGCTTGTTCTTCAGCTAACTCAACAGCTTGTTTATAATTGAGCTGCATATGTAATCCTAATTCTTCTTCTGACTGTGGTAGTTCTTTTACATCACTTTCTCTCATGTTAACACCAAATCTTCTCTCTACATCATCGTTAAAATCTTTCATATTAATGTCATCGAGTATTTTTTCCATATACTCAGTTCTTTTTTCAACTCCATTTTGAGATTGTGAAAAAGCTTTTATGTCATATGTTCTTTCAGCTATACCATTAACAACTATATCAACAAATTTTGGTACTATAGGAACTGGTGTCCAGTCTAAATTTAAATAGGATAAATCACCGTTTATAGATAACTCATCCTTATATTTTTGTATTGACTGCTCGCCTCTAGCATATAATCTTAGGTTATGAAAATTGTTCATATTGTTTCTATACCTATTATTATTATAGTCATCATTAAACCACTCGTGCTCTATAGCTTTAGCTACCTTCAAACCATAGTCATAACTTAACTTTTCAGCATCGCTTACAGTTTGACTAGGAAAATAACTTTTACTAGAATATCCCATATTACTTTATTATTTGTGAATTAGTTCCAGTATTGTTATATCTGGAAATATTTATGTTTAATTTAGATTTTTCTACTTTTGGATTTGGTCTATATAAATGTCTATTATTTGCCATTATAGCTAAACCACTACTTATAGTTGCATCAAACTTTGTTCGTTTATTTATATCAAATTTAGCCCAATCATTTAATAACTCGTTAAAGTATAAATCTCCAAAGCTACCATCTTGCTTCATACCTACATGATCTTGTATATACATCTCAATAGCAGCAGCATGTGCTTGCTTTATATCTTCGCTAGTATTAGGTATACCACCAACTTCTTTTTCTGCTACAGATAACTTGTTCCAAACTTTATCAGGTCTATTCATACTAAAACCTCTATAACCTCTACGCCTTAAATAGTATAAAAGTCTAGGTTTGTTATTTTCTGCAAGTATTGGCATGCCATAAAATACTAAAGCCATCAATACATCTTCAAAAAATATTTCAGCCGTAGGTGGTCTTGATAAGTATTCTAAAAAGAAGCTGTTAGCTGGAGCGTCCTCCATACTAAATCTAGTTAAACCATGTAAAGCCCCTTTAGAACCTTGTCCATCTACGGTTCCTGATATATCATATGAGTCGCAACCAAAGGCCCCTATATGTTCATTACCAGGATATTTTATTCCGTTTTTTAACACCACTCTATTTTGTAGTTCAGACTTTGGCACCCAACTAACTTTAAATCTACCTTGAGGATCTGGATAAAATATTACATTTGAATCTTTAACACCATTAACCCATTGAAAATTACCAGTTGTAACACCAGTAGTCCTAGACATTTCTTCGTTATAATCTATCTGCTCGTATATTTTAACTAAATTAAATATACTATTTTTTGTTTCATCTCTAAAAGCGTGCTCTTCAGTTCTTGGAAACTGGCGATAAAACTCATTTAAAGCATCTTGATCATCTTTCAAACCATCAGCTTCATTTTGCCAATTATCTATTACGCCTATATCTATTAGTTCACCATCTGGGGCAAACACGTCGATGTCAGGAGTATTGAATACTGGAACTCCATACTCGTCAATAAATCCTTCGTAGTTCCATTCCATTGGGATAAACAAAGAATATAGACCAGATTTTGTCTGACCATTTCTATTTCTTTTTGTGACATCTGATGCGTTGTATAGTTTTTTAAAGTTTTCTCCACCTTTATCTAATGAGTTTGAAGTCGAGCCCATCATGCATTTACCTATAATTCTACTACCTAATCGTAAACATGTTTTAGTTACTCGCCAGTTATTTAATATATTGTCAGGTCTTTCCCACTTACCACTTTCATCATGTACTAATAAGTTTAGCTTTTCACCATCATAACTATTATCGCCAGTATTTTTCCAGTCAATAGTTGTATCTAAACCTTCTAGTTGTTCTACTTGTTCGTTTGTAGTTATCTTTTTTCTAGTAAACTTGCTAGCAGGTACTCTATAAGCTAACTCAGTTTTAGGACGATCCATACCATCTTGAATAGGTTTAAAGAAAAAAGGATAATTAATACTAATAGGGACCACTTTGTCTGTAAACATTTTTTTTGCATCTGCACCTGTTTTTGATAGTATACCATATCTACTATCACTTGCAAGAGTGGCTAAATTAACTGTTTCTGCAGATGACATAAACGAAAAGCCTGATCTTCTGTTCTTTAGATAACACATACCGTAACATCTTTTATCAGCTTTACATGCTTCCCAAAATATATAAAACAGTCTATTAGCTTCTCTAAAATCTGGTGCACCTACATCTATTTTACTCCATTGTAAATACATGTAATGTGTACCTACTATATAAGTTGGCTTACCATTATTAGTAAACCAAAATCCTTCATCTCTACGTTTAAACTCTTCGTCTATATAATCGTACCACTGTTCTTTTTGCTCTTCTGGATAATTACGCCAATCAAATATATTTTTTAATCTAGCTATTTCTTTTGGCTGTTCAAACTTAACCCATTTATTTTTTTCGTGTTTAAATACTTCTTTTGGTTGTTTAGGTAAAGCTATTTTAAGATTTTGTATTTCTATTATTTCACCTATCATACCTGTTTTAGATATAACAACTATATCGTTTTCTTTGTTATATCCATACTTCCACTTCTTACCACGATTTAATCTTGTTATAGTTGTTTTTTTAACAGGCTC